ATCGTAATAGGAGAATAGGAGAATAAATTATGGCTATATCACGATCACAACTAGTTAAAGAACTAGAGCCAGGATTGAATGCACTATTCGGCCTGGAATATAAAAGGTATGAAAATCAGCATGCTGAGATTTATACTGAAGAGTCAAGTGACAGAGCTTTTGAAGAAGAAGTTATGTTATCTGGCTTTGCAAACGCACAAGTAAAAGGAGAAGGATCAGGTGTATCATTCGATGAAGCACAAGAAACTTTCTCTGCTCGTTACACTCACGAGACTGTAGCTTTAGCGTTCGCGATCACTGAAGAAGCGATCGAGGACAACTTGTATGACAGACTTGCGTCTAGATATACAAAAGCTTTAGCAAGATCTATGAGTAATGCGAAGCAAGTTAAAGCGGTTGACCCACTAATCAACGGATTTGGAACTTTTAAATCTGGTGATGGCGTCGCTTTATTTGCAACTAACCACCCTACAGTAGCAGGTACTTTCAAAAATACTTTAGCTACTGCTTCAGACCTTAACGAAACTTCGTTAGAACAAGCTATGATCGACATCGGTCAAATGACTGACGAAAGAGGTCTAAGAGTTGCAGCAAGAGGAGTAAAAATGATTATTCCTTCTGAGTTACAATTCACAGCTGAAAGACTTATGAAGTCTCAAGGTAGAGTTGGAACTGCTGATAACGATATCAACGCAATCGTATCTATGGGTATGGTTCCTCAAGGTTATAGAGTGAACAATTACCTAACAGACACAGATGCGTTTTATATCTTAACAGATGTGCCTAATGGAATGAAAATGTTCAATAGAGCACCTCTAACGACTGCAATGGAAGGTGATTTCGACACTGGAAACGTAAGATACAAAGCTAGAGAAAGATACTCATTTGGTGTATCTGACCCTAGAGGTATTTTCGCGTCACCAGGTGCGTAATAACTAAAATTTATGGGGCCGACATATTTCGGCCCCATTTACAATATAAACGGTGAGATTCATGAAAAAATTTTTAGTCAACATTTGGGCGTACGATCATCACGCAAAATTTGATGTGTTATCAGAAGATAACCCAGAGTCCCTAGAAAATGCAATCCTTGACAAACTTGGAGAAAACAGTATAAAGTGGGAAGATCTTGGAAATAGTTATAATGACAAGATCAATAGAATAACCTATGAGGAGGTTATAGATGATACAAGACCTATACAAACAAAAAAGGTCCTTGGAGTTGAAGTGGGAGCAGGAGTATCTGGGTAACAATAGATATACTCTTGAAATGGTCAGAATTGATGACAAAGTCAAAGAAGTCATCACAAAGATCAAGCTGGAAGAAGCAGCTATTGCCCACAGACAGAATACTGTCGAAGGAGCAGCTCCACAAGTTTCAGTAGCTACTTAATAAAAAAGCTACATCGTTGAATAAATTCAATTCACATTACAGGCTCTCTTGCACTCTACTAAAATGTAGTGTATAGTTTTACCACTATACAATTAATCAGAACGTAGACGAGTATAGTCGACGGCCTAGAGACTACGTTCGGAAAACTAGGAGGATAATACTATGGCAAAAACATTGTTTAGAGGACCAGTTCTGCAAGGTAAGTTTAACGAGTCAGGCGTTACTGGATTCAATCTAGAAAACAAATCAGCTAACTACACAGTGCAGAATGCAGATTCTGGTAAAACTTTTACATCATCAACTGATGGTGTGGTATTTACTTTACCTGCAATTTCTATTGGAAGAATATTTACTTTCGTAAATACAGCTCCTGATGGAACTAACGCATTAACAATTAGCCCAAATGCTAACGATGGTATTTTGTATGCTGGATCTTTGACAGATAACAAAGATATTATTAATACAAAAGGTACATCAAAAGTTGGTGACTTTGTAGTATGTGCATCTTTAAACTCAACAACTCATTGGACGATTGTTGACGTGCAAGGTGTATTTGCTAAAGAAGCGTAATAATTAATTTATTGTGGGGCTTCGGCCCCACTTAAATTTTAAGGAGAACTAATGTCAGATCAAAGATTTACAAGAGTAACAAGTACAGGTCAGGTAAAGACAATTGCTGGAGGATCAACTAATATTGGTCCATGCAGAATAACTTATATACAAGGTAAAGGTCATGCAAGTGGTCAACTTGAATTAAGAAACAGTGCAGACAATTCTGGTGATTTATTATTTCAAGCACACTTTGGAACAGAAGGTTTAGATATATTTGTTCCTGGTGAAGGAATAAGATTTGAAACTACAGTACATGCTACAATATCAGGAACAGGATCAGTCACTTTAGGTTATACTGGCTAGGAGGTTAAATGGCTAACACTACCTCGGGTACAACTACATTTGATAAAACTTTTTCTATTGATGAAATAATAGAAGAAGCGTTCGAACGTCTTGGTATGCAAGATGTTTCAGGTTATCAATTAAAAACTTCAAGACGATCATTAAATATAATGCTTCAGGAATGGGGCAATAGAGGTATTCACTATTGGGAAATAGGAGAACTTAATCTTGATTTAGTGGAAGGACAAGCTGAATATAAATTTTTTAGATCAGCAGGTGATGGTACAAATGCTGTTTCAACTCCTGCGAATGTTCATGGAATTTCAGATATTCTTGAAGCACAATTAAGATCAAATAGAACTCAAACAGATCAATCAGATAGTCCAATGACAAAAGTTGATAGATCTACTTATGCAGGTTTCTCAAATAAACTTGCCAAAGGTACACCTAATCAATATTGGGTACAAAGATTTATTGATCATGTAAGTGTAAGCGTTTATCCAACACCAGATTCAACTAATGCATCTAAAGATATGCATTTTTATTTTATAAAAAGAATTCAAGATGTTGGTGCATATACTAATGCAACTGATTTACCATTTAGATTTGTACCATGTATGGTTTCTGGTTTAGCCTATTATTTATCTATGAAGTATGCTCCACAACTTACACAACAAATGAAATTATTATATGAAGATGAATTTCAAAGAGCGTTGCAAGAAGATGGTTCAGCTTCTAGTACATATATTACACCGAAAGCTTATTACCCAGGAGCCTAATGTCTAAATACGCAACAGGTAAATTCGCAAAAGCAATATCTGATAGATCAGGTATGGAATTTCCATACAAAGAAATGGTCAGAGAATGGAATGGTGCGTTTGTACATGTTTCAGAATACGAACCAAAGCAACCTCAATTAGAACCAAAACCAAATGGTGCAGATGCTATTGCTTTGTTAAATGTAAGATCAGATAGATCTGAGCCTAGTACTTTATTTTCATTACCTGAAGATCCTTTTGAAACTATGCAAGCAGGGTCTGGTAAGATAAATGTTTTTGCACCTGGTCATGGTTTGACTACAGGACAAACAGTTGTGTTTAGAGGAGCACCAACTATATCACCAGGAACAGGAACTCCATACAATCCAGTTACAGGAGTAAATGGAACTTCTGTTTTTGCTTTTGCAGATATAAAAGATTTTGATGGTATACAAGGATCAAATATTCAAAGAGCTGCAGGATATACAATTACTCTTGGAAAAATAACACCTGGTCCATTAGTTTTAGAAACAAGTTATACTCTATCAAACTTTTTTCATTTTACTGTAGCAACAAATACTGCTACAACAGGACTTAAACAAGGAGGAGGCATTGGTCTATCAGGAGGACCAGTCACAATACAGCCATGATTAGAAAAATTTGGAATTGGATAAAAAATATATTTACACCTAAATCTCAAGATGAACATCTTGAAATGTATGAAGTAAGATCTGACAAAGCAGAAAAAATAAATAGAAAACATCAAGGAGATCAGGAGTAATGGCTTATACTTTAGCTAATTTACAAGATGATATCCGAGATTATACAGAAGTAGACAGCGCTGTATTATCTAATTCAGTTCTTAACACAATGATTAAGAATGCTGAAAACAAAATATACAGAGAAGCAGATTCTGACGATAACCGATTTTATGCAACATCAAACCTACAAGCTGGTAACAGATATGTTACTATTCCATCTGATTTAAGATTTATTAGATACGTTCAATTAAAAGATTCTAACAACAAACAAGTATATTTACAAAAGAAAGAAACTAGTTACATGGCAGAATATTATGACACTCCAAGCACGCAATCTGGCTTTCCAAAGTATTATGGAAACTGGGATGCTAATTTTTGGGTGGTTGCACCAACGCCAGACAGCACATATGAAATAACTTTAGCATATGTAAAACAACCAGATACTTTAACATCTGGAGCAGCGAGCACTGCTGGAACTTATATATCTAATAAATATCAGGATTTACTTTTGTATGCTTGTCTGGTAGAAGCATATGGATACTTGAAAGGACCTGCAGATATGTTACAATACTACATGCAGGCTTATCAAAAAGCTTTAGCATCGTACGCGATCGAACAACAAGGTCGTAGACGCCGGGACGAATATCAAGATGGTGTTATTCGTACTCCTTTAAAATCACCATCACCATAATAAGGAGATATATACATGGCAAATATAGTACCTAATTCTTTCAAATCAGGTTTATTAAAAGGCACATTTAATTTTGATACATCTGGTAATGGAGGTAATGCTTTTAAGTGTGCTTTATATACTAGTATCGGTTCTTATAGTACAGCCTCTACGGTTTACTTAGCAGGAACAGGAAACGGCGAAGTTAGTTCATCAGGAACATCTTACACAGCTGGTGGTAATGCGTTAACTAATAATGGAATTGCGGGAACAACAACTGCGTTTGTTGATTTTGCTGATTTAACTTTTCCATCAGTAACGCTAACTGCTGCAGGAGCCGCTATATATAAATCAACTGGAGGCGGAAACGAGCTTGTACTAGTTTTAGATTTTGGTGGCAATAAAACAGCAACGAACGGAGACTTTGTTATTCAGTTTCCTACTGCTGATGCTTCAAACGCTATTATTAGATTAGGCGACGCTTAATAAAAGGATTTAATAAATGGCTTTTGTACTTAACGACAGAGTTAAACAGACGAGTACGTCTACTGGCACAGGAACTATAAACCTATCAGCTACAGCTGAAACAGGTTTTGAAACTTTTGTTGCTGGTATTGGAACTACAAACAGTACGTTCTACTGTATTTCACATGATGGAACTTCTGAGTTTGAGGTCGGTATTGGAACTGTAACAGATGCATCACCTGATACACTTTCTAGAGATACCGTTATCTCCTCTTCAAATTCAGATAACAAAGTGGATTTTTCAGCAGGAACTAAAACTGTATTTTGTACTTATCCTGCAAAACGTGCACCGTCTGCAAGTATGACAGCAACAACTTATGTAACAACACACTCTTCAACTATTTCTGATGTTCAAACAATGGATTCAGGAGTTTTAGCAGGACCAGTGACTGTATCAGGAACTGTAACAGTGACAGGTAATTTGGTAATTATATAATGAGTACTTTAGAAGTTAACAAAATTATACCACAGTCAGGAACTAACGTTCAAATTGGTGAAGCCGGCGATAGTTTAGTATTTCAAAATGATACTATTCCAAATTCTGCTTTAGTAAACGAACAAATTACAATTAATGGTGTTGCTGTAACTTTAGGTGGATCTGCAACTATACCGACTGAAACACAACCAGTTATATCTAGTTTTACACCAACAGTTATTGATGCAGATGTAGGTGGCACAATAACTGTTACAGGACAGAATTTTGCATCAATACCAAAAGTAGAATTACAAAGAGCAAACGGTGCTTTTCAATCTG